GTAGCCATCGCAACACTATTAGCTTGAATAGTTGCAACCCCAGCTTCAGTAATTGCTATATCACCAGATACAGAAGCAAAGATCGCATCTTCTAAGTTTTCAAAAGTTATTTTACCAGAGCCATTGTCTGTAGCATCAACCATTGCAATAAAGTCTGCATCTGCTATACTTGTTTCGGTTGTAAGTTCGTTAAGATCAACTGCAAAACTTCTTGAGGTTGTTATATCTCCACCACCACTTAAACCATTTCCAGCAGTTAAAGTTACTGAGCTGTGATCTATATGTTCATTGGCTACAAAGTTTGTAAGAGCATCGTGATCAGCACTAATTGTAATTTGATTTCCACTACCAGCAGTTGATATACCAGCACCATCTCCAGCTATATCTAAAGTTTCACTATCTAAATCAATAGATAATGCTCCACCACTATCCCCTTGAAAGTCTAAATCTTGAGCAGTTACTTGGGCATCTACATAAGTCTTAACAGCTTTTGCACTAGCAATCGTATCATCAGAACCACTTACAGAGCTTATATCGGTATCTAAAACGCCAGATTTTAAGTTTGTTAATACAATGTTCGTTATTGTATTATTATCAGCGTCTATGCTTTTATTTGTTAAAGTGTCTGTTGTAGCTCTTCCAATTAATTGATCTGTTGCATCTGGAAGAGTAATGGTTCTATCTGCTGTTGGATCGCCTGGAGTAAGTGTTAATTCAAAGTCATTAGCAGTAGAGCCTTCAAAAATTAAATCTGTTGTAATTGTTGAATTGATAGCGATTGTGTCGGTTACTGCATCTCCAATGGTTGTATTTCCAGAGCCTATAAAATTTGAAGCTGTAATTGTACCAGTTGCAGTTAAATTGCGTATGCCAGTAATGTCTTTATTGCTATCAAGAATGATTGCTTTACTTGCTTCAGCAGTACCTATGCTTGAAACATCTACATAATTTAATTCTGTTGCATTTGCAGTTACTAAAGTACCCCCCAACTTCAGTCCATTGGTTCCATCGTGAGATGCCACATTAAAATCAAATGAGCCATCTTTAATCTGTACAGTCGTTGAAGAAATTTCTAATGGCGAACCTGTACCATCGCCATCATAAATACGATTGACCGAACCTCCTATTCCTCCGTCAATGTGTAGTAGCTGAGTAAATCCAGTTGATACAGCTACGTTGGTTAAATCTGTTGCCATAGTATTTCCTACTTTTTAAAAGGTTTTAGATGAGGGGCATAAATAAATATGCCCCAGCATCCATATTAATACAACTATCCGATTAAGGATTGTTGAAGTTTACAACTTGACAAGCTGCTGCATCAACTGCTTGATGTAGAGCTGCACCGATTAATTGATCAACGACCAATTCGGTTGCTAAGTATTCTAAGTTGTAGCTTTGCTGTACACGAAGTGGGAACTGCTCTGCATAAAGAATTGAATCTTTAGTAAAGATAGTTCCAGTTTCATCACCTGAACCACCATCATCATCCCAATCAGTTGAAGCGTATGCTTCCATTCCGTAGATTTGCTTTACCATCCCAGTAACATTTGCGTTACCACCAGCTTCTGGGCCACGCTTCTCGTAGTCAATAAATTCACCAAGAGATGCTAGACTCATATAACCAGCTGGGGAAGTGTAAAAGAATGTATCTCCGTTAGTGTAATCAACACCAGCATCCAACATCTTTTGAAGTCCTTCACGAACTTTAGCAGTTGTAAAAGTGTTATCACTTCCAAGAGTTACATCGTTAGCAGTTACAGTCTGCATAAGTGCAGCAAGTGTTGCTTCTACTTTTTTAGCAACGGCATATCCCATTGAACGAGAGTAAAGATTAAATAGATCGTATGAGCTTTGAACTCTTACAAGATCACCAATTCTTTTACCTTCAACAATGTGAGTATCCATTGAGATTTGTATTTCGCCATCTGTATTTGCCCCAAATGACACAGCAGAACCAGAACTTAAAGTAGCTGCTGTTTCTTCACTTACACGAGGTACATGAACTGTATCTCCACTTGCAACATCTGAAACATTCGTTACTTGATTCTTAATTCTAAATTGTCTTTCAGCGTAGTTAAGAATTGCTTCTTCCCACACCTCAGGGATAAATACAGCAGCAGTTGTGGTTGTTACTTCAGCCATTTTATTTTATCCTTATTTTTTCCTTCTCATGATATCAGCGAAGTTCTTTTTCCGATCTTCAGGTGATAAGTCTTTCCAACTTAAAACCTTGCCACCAGAAACTCCACCTCCACTATTATCAGTCTGAGGAACTTTATTATTAAATTCTGTTTTCATTTGTTCCAGAGTATCGGAATCTAAGGCAGACATTTTCTCCCTTAAATTCTCTGGAAAACTTTCGAGCAATCTTTCTTTCCTTGATTGTTCAATCGCTTGAAACTTTTTAGCATCAGCTTGGAACTTATCTCTTTCAGATTTTGTTTCTTCGTAGAGATTTCTCCAATCTTCTTTCTCTTCTGCTTCAGCAACTTCTTTTTCCTTGAGTTCGCCTCTTAGCGTCATCAATTCATTTTCAAGGCTTTTCTTTGCATCGTTAAGCTCTCTAAAACGCTTTCCTGGAACACTATAATCTTCAGCTTTTTCGGTGCTGCTAACGGAATCTGTTTTTACGTCTTGATTAACGACTGGCTCTTCTTTTACGTCTTGAGCTTTGACTTCTTGTTCTGACATTTGTATCCTCTTTAGTGAGTTATATGTTTATTGTAAATCGGCCACTTGCGCGACTGAAATTTGTTTTTAATTCTTTACCAATTACTTCTTGTATTGTTTTTTTAATATGCTTCACTACTTTAGGTTGAAAAAGGTTGTATCCTTTTTTCTCCCATCCTCGAGCAACATTAGCAGCTTCTTTACTTGTAAAGCCAACTGCCACAATATTTTTTCTTACTTCTTTTCTTCTCATGTAGCTTTCTAAAGTTGATCCACTTAAAGTTAAATCAATAAAGCTAGTATTGTTTGAAAATTTACTTGCTTGTTTTTTGAACTCTGCATAGCTTGAAGAATACTTCTTACCCCTTACGAGGCCTGGCTTTTTTCTTGCCATTTCTCTTATAGTGTTAGCAGCATCATCTGCTATATCATTAAAAGTTTTTAATTTAATATCGGTGATTTTATTAATAGGATTTACTCTTGACATTACAAACTTGTCCTTTGCGTAAGGTTTCTTTTTTCAAATACCTTTTCAATTTTATTTTGTTTATACATTCCTTTTTGTGTGAACCTCCTGAACTGGTGCCTACAATTAAAGTGCCCACCATTTTCAAATGTACCTGGAAATCTATTTTCTATTTGAGATAATGTCATTGGTCCAGCTGCTAATATTTGCATACACGTATTAGAAGTTCTAGTATCAATCGGTCCATTAAATACATACAATAAATCAGCAGGTGCGTTTTTTGCCATTTGCTTTATTACGCTTCTATTAAACTTTTGAAGCGAATCAGTATAAAGTGATTCAGCTTGAAATTTAGATAAAACACCGAACTGCCCTTTAGTTAATTGATCTACAAACGCTTCTCTTGGTAGTCCGTTAATTACTGATTCAGTGAACAGACTTTTCATATGTACATAAGTATCATTAAATTTTGAACGATATATATTTAAATCACTTTGAACTAAAGACCTCAATATTGTTTCATCTACGTCAGCAAAGCCATCCATATTTCTTAACGCATCTAAATATGAGTTAGCTACGTTTTCAAGTTCTGTATTAAAACCGAGTTGGTTCTCAAATAAATCTTTAAAGTCAATATTTCCGATAGCAACTAATATATCATTTGTATTTACACCAGATGCAATAGAACTGCTGTACAAAGACGCTATCCTATTTAAGGCTTCTTCATATTTATTTGCAAATCTTTCTGAACTATAAGCCATTAACTGCCTAATATCTCTCTAAGTGATGGTGCTGGTGTTTCAGCTTCAGGTTGCATTTCTGCTACCATCTCATTAATTTCTTCTTCAGTCATATCTGGATTATATTTTCTTAACCAATCTTTTGGCTTAGATAGATCATTGCCCCATTCCCAAGTCCATTGATCTCGTTCTTCTTTAGCTGTCAATGGGAATCTAGGTTCTGAGAAATCAACACTAAATTCATCTGGTATATTAATACCATGTACTTCTAATATTCTTCTATCGGTTTTAAATCTTTTATTCTCTGCGTCACGCCAAATCATTTGGTAATCACCCATAACTGCTTCAGTTAAATCTATTTCCGCCATTTTAAGTGCCTCACCACTTACGAATGATTCCCTGCCAACAGACCACTTTACTTTTAAATTATTATTATAAGCTACTGAATCAACATAAAAACGAATAGAGTCTATATATTGTGATAAGTTTCCACCTGGTGAAACAAAGTTGAATGAAGCCCCTTCTGGAAGAATCATAGGTTTATCAACACCTAAAGCAACTTGATTCATTTGATCTACACCAGATATTACTGGTTGGCCAAGAGCTTGTAATCGCATAGCCAAACCAAGCTCTGTCATTAATAAATTAATCATCAAATTTGCATTAACAATATCAGTTGCACCATTACGCATAAAGTCTGTTGTATATGGGTGTCTATGGCAAACAGTAAAAGGCAAAACCCCATATGGGTTTACATTTTCTTCATTAACTGATTCAATATTTCCGTTTTGATCTACTAAAAAATGTTCTGTTTCTGACCAGTAAGCATATATGACTTTATCATTTCTTGTTTGTCCGTGATTATAAATTGGGTATAAATAACCAAAAGGTGTTCTGCTTCTAGGTTCAAACAATGGCTCAAACTCTATTATTTGGTCATATTCAATCTTTTTTGTTTCTTCATTGTATCTGCTTTTAATTAAATGCGAACCTAATAAATATGTAAGCCTTTCAGCAGTAAGCATTGATTGGTCAAGGTTAGTAACATTTTCTAGATATGCTTCGTTGCTTCTACTTGGGGTATTTTTATAAGCAATAGCTCTAGCATTAATTAATTTAGATGTAATGTTTTGTACGATAAGTGGCACTTCTAAACTCTTTATTGGAAAATACTTTGTTAAATCATTCTCCATTTGATGAGCCATACCTTCATAATAAGATAAGAATCTGTAGCGATCCTCAATGTTTTCATGAGTTATATCAGACAAGAATTCTTTTAATTTACTTCTTACTAAATCTTTATTATCTACTATCATAGTTCTTTCACCATTGAATTGAAGTTGCTATTCGTTGAACTATTGGCCATTTGTATTCGATCAAATAAGTTGCTGCATCAAGACTATGCGTTAAATCTATATTGCTTTTGTCGATGCCACCATTGCGATCTCTCTGAACTTGCTCTAAATCTTTTATTAAATATTTACACTTTGGGTCAACAGTCATTCTTACTTGACCATTCGCATCCTTTAATTTTCTATTGAGGGCATTTAATCTATCCCTGTGGGAAGGGTGGTTCTTTTTTGCATAAACAACATAACCATTGTCTTTGATAATTTGATGGTCTGAACGATGGCTCGTTGTACTTCTAGCACTCCCTGCTGGGTCTGGATATATTTCTTTGACTCCTGCCCACTTCTCTTTCATTTCTCTACATATCATTTCAGTGTTAGAATTTTGCTGTCTTATTTCATCGTAATAATGTATAGTCCCGTCACCATACACACATGCCAATACAGCACTCATATAATCAACATTAAAATCAATACCAATTACTTTGTATGTGCTTAACTCATCAGCAACTTTTACGTTATCTTCTCTATCAAAAGCCCATGCTGCTCTATTAGCAGCTGTTTCAAAACTGGCCATAAACTCTTGACGATATGCTTTCTCATCAAGATTTGATTTAGCTAGTTCTAATTCTTCTTCACTTACAAAACCACCATCAACAGTTTTATACTGCCAAGATTTCCAATCTTTATCCTTACCTTGCCCCCTTATAAAGTAGTCATAGAAGTTATTATTACTAAATCCATCAGGAGTGCCAATCAACAGGGCTTTTCCTTGCGTGGTTGTAAGCATCGGATAGATAACTTCTTCAAACACCCCTGGCTTTTGATAAGCATATTCATCTAAAACACACCTGCTCAATTCTGCACCTCTAAGGCTGTCGCTTGAATCTGAACCCTTAATCGCAATCGTAACACCTGACTGAGTACAACTGAGCTCTGTTTCGTTTATCTTCCAGCCCCTTTTCCTCATAATTTGCTTTAGTGTTGGCCAAACTGTTATCTTGCCTTGCCTGTAAGTTGGTGATATGTACCAGCGATTCTCGCCCTGCAACATTTGCCCTTTCAGAAGAAACGCTAGTCCCAGGACTGACTTTCCGAACCTTCGCCCTGCCGTAATTACTTTGAACCTGGCTGGGTGACTTAGTATCTCTTTTCTTTCTTTTGTTAGGTAAATGTCCATTCATTTATATTTATCTTTTTATTTATATTTATATATAACCCTTTAAAAAGAGTTTATAAACCCTTTACTTTTCATCAAGTATATCATCACCAAACTCTAAAACTCTAAGTGGTTTAAATTCTTCAGTAACAATATGCTCTTTACTTTTTCCCTCGGTTCTATCTAACACTTCTTTTATGGCACCTAAATCGCCACGCATTCCCATTTGAATTAGCTTTGATAAGAGCCTTTCTTTCTGACTTCTATCTTCAATTTCAGTATCTAATAATTCATTAAGAATATCTTTTGCAGCATTACGCCTGCCGTTTGGGTTACCTGATTGCCCTTTTTTCCATTGGGTTTGAGGGTTTCCGCTTTTACCTTTTTCAAATGGCATTGTTCCTGAATCGTTCCTGTTTATCCGTTTTCTATAATGCCAATTACAACTGGCTTATCGATTATATCCATTAATTGCTTGACTTTATCATTATCAATTTCATACACATCAAATTCAATACGCCAATTGTGAGTCATTTTAAGGTTTTTAATTCCCACCAATTCACAATTTAGAGCAACCTTTTTATCTTCTTTTACGTTTTTTTGCATCTAGAGGGCACTTTTGCATGTAAACAATTCTATTTTCTGGAGTAGCAAACCCACATCGTAAAAGTTTTTCTTTATCGTATCCACAAAAAGCGCACATTCTTTTTTTAATTGGGCAAGTATCAAACAACTACTTTTTCTTTTTCTTCTTACCCATTTTCTTTTTCTTTGGGCGACCTATTTTTGATCCGTATGTTCCTTTTCCTTTTGGCATTATCTTTTCCTTTTCATTGCTTTTTTTCTAATATCAGTATCGTGTTTCCTTGATCCTCCAATAAAAGAATTTACTCTAGCCATACTCCAAGCTGCCATTGAAACTCCAGGCCTTGAACCTGAACTCAAATAAGCACCTTGCCCTCTACGATAAACAGCAACTAAATCTGAATATGTAAAATTCTTAGATTTTTTTGATTTTTCTCTAAGTGTTTTTACAGTTGCTTTATTTAGTGGTTTTCTTTTTACTGCCAAGTTTTATTCTTTTATCTAATAAACTTTTAGGAACTTTTTTTCCTGCTTTATATAAAGTGCTTATTTTTCTTAAAACACTTTCTAAATCTTTTCTTTTCTTACCTCTTACCCCACTTAAATAACTTTTGGGTATCTTACTTTTCTTTTTTGGCACGTTCTCGCTTCCATATCGAATTAGCCCAAGACCTTCCCGCGTCGCCACCCCATAATTCCCAAGCAACTTTTCCCCTCGAGGGATAACCCTTTTCACCTCTTCTAAAACCAGTTGCTTTTTTATCAACTTCGTGCCTTGCAAAAAAACTTACCATTCTTTTAATAGTATCAAGGCTAACCGACCTGCCTCCAGCAAGTTGTCCAGCTCTAGCAACTCCTACTGCAGTTCCACCTTTTCTGCTTTTAGGCAAACTTCTACGCATTTCTAAAGAACGCTTGGCTGCTGATTGTACAGATTTAGGTGGATTAAATGATGGCAATTATTTATCTTTTTTCTTTGATTTACTTTTAATAGACTTGCCGGACTCATCACAAACTACGCAACCATCTTTTTTATAATTTGCAATTTGTTCTTTACTGGGGTTCACTTTGCCAAAAACAGAGCCATCTTTTCTTTTTAAATATATCATTATTTCTCCTGTTGAATCTTTTCTCTACTTTGCTTACCAACCATTATCACTTGCTTCTTGTTCCATTTGCTTTTCCCAAATATCTCCACCAAACTTGATGGCTGGTTTTCCAATCAAGTATTTTGTTTTCTCACTTTTGCATTTTTCGCACTTCATAACTTTAGGTTTTTCATTAACTAAATAAAAAACCTCTTGGATGTGATCACATCTGAGGCATTTTACATCATGCAAAGGCATTATTTTTTCTGTCTTTCGTGCTTATTTTCATTATTTAATCACGAGTAAGGCATAAATGCCCCTCTATATATAAGGAGGAATAGTAACTTTTGCGTCTACAGAATCTTCTAAAACCTTATCACCACGTGATTTACAGCGATTCCAGGCTTGTCTAAGCGTTCCTTCTTTTTTAGAAAGGATTTTTGCTATCTCTTTAAAGCTATTTTTTCGTATTTGATAAAAAAAATACACTTTTCGCTCTAGGTCTGTCATATAATATGAAAGTGAAAACCCTAGATTTAAAAATTTTAGATTATTTATAGCCTGGTCAACTTCTTCATTTATTATATCTTCTTTGGTTTTATCAGGCTTTCCGCACAATGGGCAAGGTAAATGGCTTGGGTCTTGCATATGTTTAAACTTTCTTTTGTTTTTTCCTTTTCTCTCTTAATTTTTTTCCAATCAACACCTTTCCTCGGAAAAGGCTTTTTAATGTATTTCCTTTTTGGCATTAAAACAAAGTCTCTTGTTTATCTCTAATTTTTTTCCAATATATTTTTGCATCATTTCTTCCGTCTGGTTTTACAATATGCCTGACTATATCATTCCCCCAATATTCAATCAATTTAAACACAGCGTCTTTTTCTTTTTCCCCTTCGTTATAGTTATACGTGTTGTACAAACCTCCTTTATTTGAACCATTTTTGGGGCAACTAAATGCATACAAAGAAGTCCTAGCAGTATCAACACCCTTTTGAATAAACTGCATTACAATATCTCTATCTGACTTGAAAGCTATCTCTTTGTATTTTATATTATATTTTTTTGCTAAATCCGCATTGATATTCACACATGTATCCATATAAGAATTCAATACGAATGACCTTTTAGCAGACCATGCAAATTGCTGGTATTCTAAAGAAAAAATGCCATAGTTTGTATCAAAAAATTGTTTTTCGGTTTTTTCTAAAACAAATATATCATCTTTAACCATTTTTGTATCTTCACGATGATAAAAATTTTTTATATCATCATCAATATTCCAATAGTTAGAAACATTATGATATATCGCCCAATCTAGCTGTACATTTCGGGCATAAGCTAACCCCATATCATTTTTTTTAAGGGTTACCAAATTATCTTTATCATGGTATTCTAAATAATTATCGTAATCTTGTGGCTCAACAAATACTTTATAATCTAAATTGTTTTCTTTTATTTGATTAAATAAGTAATTATCTTCTGCTCTATTTTTACTAGCAACAAGTATTATATTCATTACAAAACCTCCAATTTGTTTTTATTTATAATTAAAATATGTTTATAACAGCCTATGTTTTGTTCAATCGTGATTAAATCTTTTTTTATTTTGGTAACTACATAACATGGTTCATTTTTAAGCATGACACCCACTATCTTTGGTATCACGAAACTCCCTATTTTTAATTTTTTATTTAATACCTGCAAACTCTTGGGCAACTCTGCGTTGATTTAGTTGGTGCCTTTTAAGCTCTTCGCTTGGGCTTCCACATTTCCACATATTCTCACGATAATACATTACGAAAGATAATCTTACAGCGTCTTTAGTTTTCTTTATTATTTCAGTATTTCCATGGTGTTGGTGTACGTCTGCTAATAAAAGGTCGTTGGTTCTTAAATCAACTGCTATACGATACCTCGGCAATACAAATAAAGCTGGTTCAATATCTTTACAGTATGCAATTAAATTACCAAACCCCTGAGCATAATCACCTGCGTCAGTATGAACTGCAGTTCTATAATCTTTATTTATAGTAATGGTTGTAAATGCTGTATCTTTTATTCTAAAATTAGGGTGTGTTGCTTTTGCCATTCCTTTTTGCTTTTTGTATCTTTCAGGTATTAGTTCTCTAAACGCTTTATCTACAAACTCAATAAGGGGAATTGCTTGTTCAAACTTTTCTAAATTATTTTTATTGAAAGCTGTTGTCCTGCAAAAATCGTAATGTGCTGACCTGTCAAAATAACCAGCAATACCACTATTTACTTCTAGCTTTTCATATGTTCCGGGAATAAATGTTTCGGTGACTTTAGAAACAGTGCCGTCTTTTAACATTCTTTTTTTTCTTTCCCCACCACTAGCAGCACCTCGGTTTGACGAAGGGGTTGCTGCTTTTTCCATAGATTTATAAGCATCGTATAATATTTTTTCAGGGATATAATTTTTTCTAAAAAACAATAAAGGTCTATTGTCTGCAGTAAATACGTCACAATCATAATCAATCACTTGGTCATAATGGCTAGAATCAATAAATTTACCCTCAAGGTCTTTAGTTTCTTTTTCTGTTAAATGGTATTCAGCTGTTAATTTTTTCAAACTCATCCTCAACTAAGCGAAATAATAAATCAGGATAAACTTCATAATCTGTTTTTCTTAATATGTCTTCCATCATTATTATCATTTCTTTTTTTCTTTTATCAGCAAAAGCTAATAATAAATATTCAATTTCAGTTTCTTCAATAACACTTTCATTTTCATCAGGTGTTAAATCAAAAAGTGCTTCCTGCTCACCCATTAAAAAGGCAAGTCATCATTTTTTTGAGGGGCGTCATATTGCGGATCATTGGTTTCATTAAAATCTTTTTCAGGTTTCCATTGATCTTCATACACATAATGCGTCACACCCTTTTCTGAGGGTTCTTTCCTTCTTGCAATAATTAAATTTGCCCAATCACTTCCACTTTTAAATTTTAATTCTTCAAGTTCTTTAATCAAATCATCAATTTTAGTTGAAACTTTCAAAAGTTTTCCGCCATTATCAAATACTTTTTCTTTAATTATAAATCCATTTATATAATTTTTTTCCATTATTTACTCCTTATTTGTTTTAAGTGTAGGTCTCTACCTTCAAAGTCCTTTTGCCCTTCAAAGTGTTTAGCCATATTCCTATGGTAATCATCTAAACTCATTTCGTTATTGTTTACTTTACCCCAATAATGCAAAACAGTTTTTAAAAACTTTCTCCATTGGGACTTTTCCCCTGAAACTGATTGCAAAGTTTTTAGTTCGCCCATATTTTTTTGATTTTGTAGCTCTAGTCTAGCGTTGTCTAAGTGTCGCTTTAACATTCCGAGGTTAGGCAATGACTTTGGGTAAATTTCTAACATAAATGATTTTAATGCTTTTTTGTAAACAACTTTATCGTATTTAATAAAAAGCGTTTTTAAGTTTTTTGCATATTGCATATTCGCTGGCATATTAAAAGTCAAGAATAAATCCTTTACTCTATTTTCTGCCTCGTCATTTGAACATACCACTATAATCCTCCTTGCTGTTTTTTCTAAAATTATCATTCCTTAGCCAATTGCGAAATGCTGATTTGTAATTTACATACTTTTTCCCCTTAGAATCAAGGTAATCTTTCCAGTGTTCAAATTCTTTTTGAACATCCCTGCTTTCAAATTTTTTTTGCAAACCTGGCAGTTCTTTTTCTATATCTTTTAGTTGGTCTTGTTTTTTACTTTTATTTTTAGGGGTTTTTAAAGGGTTTATAAGCCCCTTATAGAGTTCATATTTACTTAATATTTTAATAACTGATGCATGTGGCCTTATGGTTTCATTGAGTTCACCATATTGATATTCAATAAATTTTGGCACAAACCATTTATCCCTTTTAAAAGGAACTATTTTTTTATGAAAAGTATTTAATATTTTTTCTTCACTTAGTTGAAAATTTAATTGAAAAGAAGCCCTGTCAACATCTACATCCCAGATACCAGCATGGTCACAGTCAGTTAATAAGTATATCCAAAATAATTTCATATCAGGCTCAAGTTCTCGTATCCATTTTTTTCTAAATAAATTAGTATCTATGAATCTTTTAGCCATTACCACCCACTTTTTCTGCTAATGTATGAGCATATTTTACAGGAAGTAAATAACCTCTAGAGTCTGGTGTAGTCACAACTTTGAATTCACTTTTTTTAAGAACCCTTTGCAAACACCTTTTACCGAAAACCCAATATGTATCTTCATCGCCAATTAAAAATAACCAAGTATTGTCATTATTATATATTCCACTTTTATACCATTCACCATTTTTGGCTTTTGTTTCTACCTCAATAAATAGATTACCAGTTTGGCGGAACTTCATATCGTGTTTAATTTCAACACCAGCAGTATTTTCCCCAACGCTGTATTGGTATTTTTTTGATGTATAGTTTGTGAAGCTAATACCCTGTTTATTCATATCAAGTAAGATGTAATCTTGAAACTGCCTACCTATTTCAAGAGTTTCGCTATAATTCATTTTTTATTTCCTCCAACATTTTTTTTAATAATTGATAACTTTCATCAGTTGCAATATCTTTCTTTTTTACTAAAGACTGATTGTGTAGTTTATTCACTTTGTCGGTTTCTTTTTTGCTAAACTTTTCTTCCCATAAATCTACATGTTCCATAGGAAAACTGCCGACATGTATATGGCAACTATAACAAAGTGCCATAGCATTAGCTGGTTCTA